TCTGTTGGTACACCCCCGGCTGTTCCTGCCACTGGTTTACAGCTTTTCAGGAATCCTGAGACGATTGATGTCAATCTGCTGGCAGTTCCTGGGAATCCTAACACTGCTGTTATAGCCGAGTTGGTCAGTATTTGTGAAGCTCGTGGTGATGTCATGTGTCTCATAGATCCCCCACTCGGAAAGTCGGTCCAGGGTATAGCTGATTGGCACAATGGGATTGGTGGTGGTGCTGGTGAGCCTACAGTGGCTCTCAACAGTAGTTATGCTGCTCTTGCTTGGCCTTGGGTCCAAGTGTTTGATGCTTGGTCTAATGCAAACATCTGGGTTCCGCCAAGTGGTCATATGGCTGGAGCTATTGCGTATACCGATGCTAATTCGGAGACGTGGTACGCTCCTGCTGGTCTATCTCGTGGTAGGCTTGTTGATGTGTTGGATGTTGAGCATTCTGCTAACCAGGGTGAGCGTGATTTCCTGTACAGTGGTGGGAATTCAGTGAATCCTATTGTTAATTTTGTGACTGATGGAGCAGTCATTTGGGGTCAGCGGACATTGCAGAGAACTTCGACAGCTACTGATAGGATCAATGTTAGACGGTTGCTTCTTTACATGCGTAAGGTGGTTGCTTCCGCTGTTCGGACATTGGTGTTTGAGCCCAATGATGAGTTTACGTGGAGAGCGTTTACAAGGTTGATAGAACCACTTTGTCGAACGATTAAATCTCGACGTGGGCTGTATGATTTCAGAGTCATTTGTGATTCAACCACGAATACCGCTGCTGTCATTGCTCGCAATGAGATGGCAGGGAAGATATTGTTGCAGCCCACAAGAACGGCTGAGATGATTACCGTTGATTTTGTCTTGCTTCCCACGGGAGCGAGTTTTGAAGAATTTGCATAAGGAGTAATGAATCATGGCAGAACGAGTAAGTGCTGATCATATTGCAGGTACTGCTGATCTGAGGTTTGAGCCGCAGCGTAAGAATAATTTTACGGTAAGGTTTACTCTTCCTGATGGGCTTATATCTGTAGACAGAGAGTCGATGGTTGCTATGAGTGTTAAGGCAATGCCTTTTCCTCAGGAGACCAGTGATATATTGCCGCTTGCGTTTGGGAATGAGGAACGTAAGGTTGCGGGTATAACCAAGTTTACGGAAGAGCAGTTGACTGTTCATGATTATGTGGCTGGAGAGACTGCTGCTGTATTCCGTGATTGGAGACGTAAGGTCTATGATCCTGTGACTGGTGTGATAGGTTATGCCTATCAATACAAGACAGAAGGAGATTTGTTGTTCTTCGGTCCAGATGGTGAGCAGAGACGTCTTTGGACACTGCAAGGCATGTGGCCTAGACGAGTCAAATATGGTGCTGGGGAGATGGGATCTTCAGCATCTGCCAATGAGATTGAGATTGAGTTTGCTATAGATAAGTATATCTATGTTGGTGGTGTTTCTGTTTAAGGTTGTTTTTAAGACTATTGGAGGTTACTGATGTCTACTAGTATTGTCAAAGTGTGTGAGTTGCCTAGTCGTGGTTTTTTCTATGGTGATAAACTGCCTGATGGGCGAGTCGAAATGAGCCCAATGCGGACCTCCGACGAGAAGTTGCTCGCCGGGGGTGTTTCGGATAGGGCTAAGTTGATTGATACATTGTTGAAGCGGTGTATTATCACTGAGTTTCCATACAATGAATACATGATTGGTGACAAGTATTACATGCTTATGTTCCTTCGTAGTATCACATATGGTGAATTCTATGAGTTTAAGATGACATGTAGTAAGTGCTCTGGAAAATTTACTCACGGTATGAATGTCCCAGATGATTTTGAGATTAGGGTTTCTACCGAGGATGATACTGAGGAGTTTGATGTAAAACTGCCTGTTTCAAATAAGACAGTTACTCTACGGCTGCTTCGGGTCAATGATGAGAACGAGTTGGCTAAGCATGTCAGACGAGAGGGCATGCGATCTGGGGTAAAGGCAGAGGGTGATCCTGCGTATACCCAACGGATTGCCAGGAGCATTGTTGCCATTGATGGTCAGCAAAGGAAACCTATGGAGGTTCTGTCTTTTGTTGAAGATTTGTATGGTCAGGATAGTTTGAAGATTAGGAATGAGTTGGAAGAACGTGACCCTGGTGTAGACATGCTTTTGAATGTTGATTGTCCACATTGTGGAAATACGATAGAGGAGATGCTGCCGTTTACAACGGAGTTTTTTCGTCCAAAGTCTAACTGATTACTCTGATGGTGATAGAGATGGATTGACTGTGTTGATTGAAATGCAGATCTTTCTGGCTAGGGTAGGTAAGGTTTCATTAGAGTCGTCGGAAGGTATGTCAGTTGGCGAGAGACTGCGGGCATTGAGTATTTGCAATAAGATAGCAGAAGAAGAGAATAGGCAAAATGCAAGCTACGAAGGTGGTTCTGCTGGTGTTTCTGGTGTAGCGAATATGGGGTAGTTGATGTTGTGTTGCGGATTGCTGGCAGGTCGGGATCGATTACACTACCTGACATGCAAGCGGTTTTCTGGCAACGAGCTATGAATTTGGGGTAGCTGATGGACGCTTCCATGGCTGGACTTACTTGGACTGGTGTGTTTAATGCCAATCCTCTGTTGTCTGCTTTTAGTAATGCGCAGACTCAGATTAGCAATAGAATGAAGGCTATCTCTAATGCTATTGCTGGTCCAGAAACCAGGATGGAAAGGTGGGCTGCTGTAACAAAGAGGTTGCCTACTTTGTTGGCTGCTTCTTTTGATTCTACACTTGCATCCATGAAAAAACTAGGTGGTCCTGCTGCTGGCCTAGCCACACATGCTAAAGCTCTCACTGATCTTGCTAAGCGATCTAAGGTTTTGGGGCATGAATCAAAACTTGCTGGTCAGATTCTGGATGAGTATTTTGCTAAGCCCAGTAGAATTGGTGCTAGGGATATACTTCCGTTTATTAAGCATGGTCTAAGTAAGGTTGGACCGAAGGATTTTGCTCCTTTCTTTGCTGCTATGTCACGAGAAGGTGTGATGGAGGGGCCAAGGTTTATGGAAGCCATGGTATCGTCTATTGTTGATAGACCTGAGCTAGCTAAAGAGCTTGCAAAAATGATTGGTGCCGGAACTGAGGAGGGGGCTGTTGCATATTCTAAGTCGTTGATGGCTGCTATATCTGGAGCTGAGGGAAAGTCTCCTGCTTTGGCAAAGGCGGTTGTTACTGACTTTGTTCAGAATGCAAATAAGATGTTTGCTGCCAAACCAATAGAAGCCAAGGTGAACACTGGGTTTGGTGGGGGAGGAAAGGGGATAGCTGGTGTGATTGGTGCCTTTACTGGGGCTATTGGACAGTTGGGATCATCGTTTAGTGGGCTTGCTCGTACTGTGTTTACCACACTTGGACCTATTGCTTTGCTGACTAAGGCATTATATCCATTGATTCGTATGGCTGAGTCTATGCTCATGCCCTTGTTTGTGCCTATAGAAAATGCGATAGCATCACTGATGTTGACTTCGGCTCCTCTTGCGTACAAATTAGTACCTGCTCTTCAGAATGCTATGCTTAAGATTGTTCCGATTGTTAGGGCATTAGTTGAAGTGTTTGCTGATCTTGTTTTGTGGCTAGGTAAGCATGATAAAATAAGAGCTGTATTGAAGTATACTCTTTTGACTGTTATTGCTTTCAAAGCTTTTGCTTTTGTTTTATGGGTTGTTCTTATTCCCCTAAAATTAGGAATTGCTTTAGTTGGTGCTTATTCAGTAGTTCAGTCAGTATGTACTGCTACAACTTGGAGCAATGTTAGGTCACTTTGGGCTCAGAACACAGCTACTAAATTGGGGACAACTGCTATTACTGTGAACAAGGCGACAATGGTTGCTGCTATTATTGTTAGGTCAGCTTGGACTGCCATAACTGGGATTGCAACTGTTGCGGAGTGGGCTTGGGGACTTGCTAAAAAACACTCAACTGTTGCTTTGATATGGAAAACTGTTTGTGAATGGGAAGCAACTATAGCAACATGGGCAGGAACGGTGGCTACATGGGCTTATGTCATTGCGACAAAGGCAGCATGGATTGGTTTGGTTGCTGTGGTTGCCGTAACTGTTGTCGCTACTTTGGCTTTTTATGCGTATACTGCTGCTGTGTGGTTACTTAATGCTGCATTTGTTGCTTGTCCTCTTGTTTGGATTGGTGTGGCCGTTGTTGGTGTTATTGTTGGAATAGTGCTATTAGTAAGATGGATAAAGGGTTTAGCGTCGAGTACTACAAGTTTTGGGGACAGAGCTAAGGCTGTATTTAGTATCGTGTGGAATTGGATTAAGAGTGTTGGTTCTGCTATTGCCTCTATATTTGCTCCGTTGAAGGGGGTGTTTAAGCAGATTTGGGTGTCGGTTAAAACTGTGTTTGGTTCTCTTGTTGTAATATTTTCTAAGGTGACGGATGTAGTGTTGGCACTGTTTGATAAGATTGGTGGTATAAAAGTATTACTTGTTCCTTTTTACATAGCTTTTAAGGTGTTAGGGTTTGCTGTTAAGGCTATCTTGTATACTATCATGGGGGCGTTTTGGTTGATGGGCAAGGTTGTTTGGATTGCATTACAACCTGTGATTTGGGTGTTCAAGGTTATACAGTTTGTTGTGGAGAAGTTGTGGCATTGGATAGTTGGTGGATCTCCTGGATTGATACCTGCGTTTAAGATGTTGGGTAAGATTGCTTTGATTGCATTACAACCTGTGATTTGGGTGTTCAAGGTTATACAGTTTGTTGTGGAGAAGTTGTGGAATTGGATTGGTGGTTCTGCTGGATTGATTCCAGCATTCAAGATGTTGGGTAAGATTGCTTTGATTGCGTTGTTTCCTGTGTTGATACCATTGAAGATAATCATTTGGGCTGTTAAGAAGTTGTGGAATTGGATTGGTGGTTCTGCTGGATTGACTTCTGCGTTGTTCCATATGGGGAACACGGCTAAGAGTATATTTGGTAGGATTGCTGATGTGGTTGGTATGATATTCGGTAAGATATCTGGTATTATAAAGAGTACATTCGGTCGTATCAGTGGTGTTGTGGCAGGTGTGATGAACATGTTTACAGCACCGTTCAAATGGTTGAGCAAGAAGTTTGAGTGGTTGATGAACAAGATGCAGTGGTTTGTTGATAAGTGGGTGTGGATGAAGAAGCAACTTGATGATGTTAAGGATGCTGTCAAGGATGTTGCTAAGCAGCCTGTTACACAAGTTCAGTTGGCTATGGGTACAATTTCATATCAGAGTGTAGGAAATATCAGGGCTGGGGATGATTGGGCTGCTCAGGGGATGAAGGGGGTTTTCGGTGATTATAGCAATGTTATTTCAGATGTTGATATGGCAAAGCGTACAGAAGATTTGGCTATTCGTAGAGCAAAAAAACAGGCTGCTGAGGTATTAGGTGCTAAGCCAAAGATTACTGTGGGGAAGCCACAAGCTTCTAGAGTGGATGCTAACGACATAAAGTCTGCTCAGAGCAGAGAGTCCAGGGAGACATTGCGGTTGTTGAATAAGATCGCTGATGGTGTGGATAATAAGCCTGTTGTTGATTCTGTCGATAAGTTGAGGGAAGAGGCGTCGTCAGCAAATGCAGAAAAGAAGGATGAGGATAGTATAGCTAATCAGGATGTTGATGCAGAAGTGACTACTGTGGCGGGGTATGAATGATACTTACTATTTCGCAAGATGAATCTTTTTCATTTGCTCTTCCTATGGAGGGGTTTAGTGATTCTTACAGTGTTATCTATGAGGAAGGCACTTCTCAATTTAGAACACATCCGGCAATTCAACTTTGGAAGGGCGGTAAGGTAGATGATATATCGATTCAATTGAAAATAGCTGTCGGTATAATAGAGGGTCTTATAACCAAGATTGATACGTCAAAGAAGCTTGTGGACACTGTTGCGAGGATTTATGATTGGGCTCTTCCTGAAAATACGGTTGCTGGTGAGGCCGCGAATGTGGAGGTGGTGCATATTACTGTTGGTGACGGGGTAAATGCTTGGTATCGTCGTCAGGGATTTATTACGAAGATACAGACAAAGTGGATGGGTCCATGGGATATTGGGGAGTTTGTTGATGGTAGTTCTCCGGGTTATGGTCGTCCAATGATTGCCGAGTTGAATATTACTTTTAAGCCCCACTTCTTTGGTTCAACATTGATGAAAGGTAAAGCAGATACTTTGCTTGTGCAGAGTAAACATCTCCCGAGACGTAAGTGGAGATTTGATAAAGAGTCGATGTGGGAGCAGTAACAAATGGCTGTGACTGAAGATTATCTGAAGACCAGAGCGAACTTTTCAAGCCGATACAGACTTACACATGTTGTGGTAGACGGGTTTGTGTTTTCTGGTAGGCGTCGTTACGGTATTTGGAGAAAGCCTGAAATAGATATGTCTGAATACAGTCGTTATGTTGTTAAAGCATCCGATTTAGGCCGTATTGATTTGATTGCTAATAGGGCATACGGTGACAGTACTTTGTGGTGGGCTATATGTATGGCTAATAATATATCAAACCCATTGGAGGATTTGGCTGTTGGAGATATACTGTTATTGCCGAAGAAGGAAAACATAAGTAATGCGTTTGCGGATACTACGGTGCTGTAAGTGAAAACCAAACTTGAAGTTTTATTTGAGGACGGAAAGACATATCTTGGGGACGATTTGGAGTTGTTCGTCTACCAGGAATCTATCAGTGGCTGTGCTAGTTTCAAACTTCAGTGTACTAGTTTGCAATGGGATTTTTGGGGTAAGGTGATTCGTAACGAGGGTGGGAAGGCGAATTTGCGATGGGGTATAGGCGATGATGTGACGATGGTTTGGTCTGACTGGAAGAATGTATTTCTTTCTCACAATAGGTTTAGTTTCAGGCGAGAGGCTGTCCTGGTCATAACCGGTGGGATAGATGGGGGATGGAAGCTAGCTGAGAGTTTTAGGCAGAAGGCGTATCTTGATCGTAAGGTGTCTGATGTCGTAAGTGAGATTGCTGCTTACCATAAGTTGGAAGCTGATGTGGAGACTACAGATGGTAAGTCAAACCTATGGCAGTGTCATTTGTCAGATGGGCAGTTTATTCAACATGAGTTATTGCCCAGGGCAGTAAGTGTCTCTGGTAGATGTGACTATATCTATGGGATAGTGAATGGAAAGATATTGAGATTTCGCCCTCCGGTTTATGGGGAGGCTGATTTGAATTACACTTTGGCTGGTGTGGAGCCTGATATAGGTCCGTTGTCGTTTAATGCTGTTAATATTGCTTCTAATCGTATGAAGTTGCCTTCACAGAGGGCATGGAATACAAGGTTCATTGGGTTCGATGTTTTGCAGAAGGAGCCGATTGTATTTGATGCTAATGATAATACGGTAGCCTATGAGAAGTTGGCTCCCATACCTCCTACTATCGGTAAGCCTACGGCGATTTGTAGTTTGGTTGAGCCCACGGCAGAGTACTATCGAGTCGAGTCGGCGAGGAGTCGAGCAAAAGCTGTTTGGTCAAGGAAAGCACGAAGTAGATTCAGGATTAAGATGGCACCTGGGCCTAATCCAAAAGCGTATCCTGGAATGATTGTGAATTTGAATGTGAAGGATGGGAATGATAAAGAGCACTTTGTGGGCGGCAAATACTTTGTGTACAAAGTAAAGAGTAAGATTGTGAGAGGGTTTTTGACAACGTATCTGTTTTTAGAGAGACGAACTATGAGGAATTAGATGGCTGCTGAAAACAAATACTTTGGTTTCTACAGAGGGATTGTTAAGGATAATGATGACAGTTCTCAGAAGTTTCCGTTTAGAGCCAGGATAAGGGTCTATGTTCCGCAGGTGTATGGTACTGAGCTACAGATTCCTAGTGAGCTTCCTTGGGCAGAGCCTTGTGTTGCTATTTTTGGTGGTGGTCGCAATGATAAAGAGCCACATGGTTTTATAGCGATACCTCCGTTGGAGAGTACGGTATGGGTTGGATTTGAACAGGGCGATCCAACATCTCCGATTTGGTTTGGTTCTTGGTTCGGGACCAAGGATAAGGGTACAGATGTATGTGAGATGGGACCGGAAGCAAGGGGAGATAGTCGTAGTGGTACGTTGTATCCTGATCTTGCTGTGATGAAGGCGCCTTGGCCTCCTGAGGATTTGCATGGTGATTATCCTGATCGTAATGGGATGTACATTAGGTTTGTAGAGGGTAGACGTATCGAGATTGTTTTCCATGAGGGGCATAATTACATAGAGCTTGATGGTCAGAACAAGCGGGTTGTTGTGAATGTTAGTGGTTGGGATGCTGAGATAAGAACAAGAACATTGAATCGAGGAACTCTTGAGGAGCCATTGGCTCAGGGTGGTGGTATCAACATTGTGGCTACACCGTTCACAGGCGGAACTGAAGAAGATCCTATTACTGTTGGTGGTGAGATTGTTATTCAGGGCTATAAGATAATCATCAGATCTCAGGAGGATATGAATGTGCAGGCTGGTGGGAAGTTGGTTGTGGCCGGTACAGAATCGGCACGTTTGGCTAGTGAGAATGCTATCTATGGATCGTCGCCACACGCATCTGGATTTGAGCAGCATGGTTGAGGTGTTATATGTCTGATGTTTGGAAAGGTATAGCAATGCCATGGGGGCAGACTCTTGAGTCATTTATTGATCCTAAGGATGATCAGGATGTTTTGAAATCATCTATCCTGTTTATCATAACGACCAGACGAGGTGAGCGGGTGATGATGCCTTCGTTTGGATCAGGTCTAATGGAGAGAGTGTTTGAGCCTGGAGATAGCGTACTTATCTCTAATCTAGAATCTGACATAATGGAGGCGGTTGCACTGTGGGATGATAGGATCAATTTTGTGGATATGAGTATAGAGATAACAGACAATTTTGTGGAATGTAAAGTAATTTGGAAAAATGCTAAAGACCCGTTAGAGGTGTCTAACCAAACTTTGGAATTTTCTGTTCCGCTTGGTTTGACAGCATAATTAAGAGGGAGTATGATGGCTACTACTGCTATTGATTATACAGCGCGTGATTTCGATGTGATTAAGGAACAGTTGAAGGTACACATACAGGCAAAGTTTCCTGATACTTGGCGTGACTTTTACGAGTCAGGAATGGGCCAAGCCTTGATGGAGATTTGTGCTTATTCCTTTGACATCTTATCGTTCTACTGTGATTATCAGGCCAATGAGTCTTATCTTCCTACAGCCCAAGATAGGGTAAGCATACTGAATTTGGGTAAGCTTGTTGGCTATCGCATGAGGACTGCTACTAGTGCGTCTGTTGTTTGTACTGCTACGATTGCTGCTGTGCAAGCTCAGGATGTGCTTATACCTATTGGTACTACGGTTACTACGCCTGAGGATGTTACGTTCTCAACTATTTCAGAACATGTAATTACAGCAGGTTCTACTACTGCAGATGTTACGTTTGTTCAGGGTGAGATACAGTCACATACTGCTATCGCTACTGGAGTTGGTTTTCAGAAGATTCAGTTGCCCATTGCATCAGTTATCTATGGTTCAATCTCTGTTCTTGTTGATGGGGATGAGTGGACGTTGTCTGATTCATTGGTATACGGTGATCCTGATTCCACTATCTATGCTATAGAATACGATGACGATGATTTTGGGTACATCCAGTTTGGTGATGGGATAAACGGAAAGCTTCCGGCTGTAGGTGCATCTGTTGTCATAACCTACAGAATTGGTGGTGGTGTGCAGGGAAACATTGCTATTGGCAAGGTGTCACAGAACATAACCGGTACTCTGCAAACAGCACCCCCAGTAGATGTAGCTGTTGGTATGATTAATGATAACTTCAGAGGATCTGGTGGTGAGGCTAGAGAAACCATATCTCATGCTAAGCTTTGGATTCCTCGTTGGGTGAAAACAAACAATCGGGCTGTTACTCAGGAAGATTTTGATACGTTAGCTAACACGTTTTCAGATCCTGTTTACGGTACGTTTGCTTTTGTTAAGGCAAAACTTAGACGTAATATTCCCGAATACAATACGATTGATTTGTACTGTTTTGGTAGAGATTCAGAAGGTAATATAATAGCACCATCTACAGCACTGAAGGATTCAATAGAAGCGTATTTCAATAACAATGGTGCAAATGCTATACGCATTATTTGCACTGATTGTGAAGCACAGGATGGTGATATTCTGTATGTTGATGTTGCTGTATCGGTTAAGATAGCTAGTGATTATGCTATTACCGATGTTACTAATAATGTTGAGGCTGCGATATCTAATTTGTTCAGTTCCTCTGTGTTGATTCCTGGGTCAGACTTTAGGGTTGGTGAGATTTACAAAGCGGTTTTAGATGTGACCGGTGTTGATTATGTTGTGGTGACGGAGATTAGTGCATCTAGTCGGTACACAGAAATCATCGGAGTGGGTGATGGGACTACCACAAGCTACTCTGGGACTCTGGTGCTGGAACCGGGCCTTCCTGTCGTTCCGAGGTCTGTTACGATCCAGTATGGCTCCCCGGCTGTAGAAGTCGTTAGCGACGACGGGAATGGCCTTCTCGTCGATTCTGTGGCCGAGCCTGTTGGTACTATAGATTATGCTACTGGGGTGTACACACTCACCTTTGCTGCTGCTCCTCCGAGTGGGACACAGGTTGTGTTCTACTACAGGTATGTTTTGGACTATCAAAGAGGGCAGCTTGAGCTTACTGCTGATGGAAACACAGCAAGGATGAGGGGGAATGTAAGCTATCCTCCAATTGTACCATTTACTAGTGGGCAAAAGGGAATAGCATTTAGTGATGGTAATCAGGTTGTGATCGATGATGGTTCTGGAAACATGAGTGGGGATATCAATCCAAGTGGAATCAATACGATTGATTATACAACTGGGGCATATGATTTCACGTTCTTGAACGTACCAGCTAATGGCGCTGAAATTTGGTCTACCTACAGGCAGTTGATGCAAACCTCTTCTCAGGATCTACCAATCGATTCGGAGCAGTTGGCTGTTGAGAGTCTGATTACAGTGACCGTGTTGTAGGAGTCGTACAGTGGATCTGTATGGGCTTTTGCCAGCCATCATTAGATTTCA